GATGCCACTATCCCTTTGCGCTTTTTCTTCGATTTTGGTTTCATTTTCATTGGTTTTTGGATTTGGTGTTTCATTGGTTTTCACCTCTTTTGAAGGGGTTGCAGGTTGTTTTTTAGACCTTGGTTTAAGTTTTGTTTCGCGTGGAACATCTTGTGAAACAGTAGGTTCTTTTTTGGTAAAACCAGTTAAATCAATTATTTCCGAAGCGTAAGACTTGCCTTTTTGCGGCTTGATTTCAAATGTGACGATGCCGTCATACCCATCTTTTGCGATAGCTTTGGATAATTTTTTACCAGTTAACCCATTGTATCGTTTAGATAAAATTGACTTCCATCCAGTATCATCATAACCGCCATCTTCATTAGTGTTCCATGATATAACTAATGGCTTTTTAAACTCAACCGTTCCAACTTCTATGTTTTTTCCACCTTTAGCCGCTGGCGATTTAGTATTTAGATATCGTCCGGCAGGCTCAATATGCTGCCCAAAAGTTCCCCCCATGTTTGGGGATGATTCAGTATTATGTGTATATTCAAACTTAACAGGTTTGCTATTCTCGAACGTTACACCAGAATTTGCATCAACAACCTCACCTTTAATTATGCCGGTATCTTTCTCAAAATTAATATTTTCTGCCTTGCGTTCAGCCATCGGCTTTAGCTTTTTAACTGCTTTCTTTTCAGCAGGTTTTAACTTAATTTTATCCTGTTCTTGCTGCAATTTATCACTTTCATTTTGCAGAAAATCAAGTTCTGCGCCAGCAGTGGCATCAATAAAATTAGTGTCGCCATTTAATATATCAAATATAACTTCCATTGCGTCATTAGCGGTTAAGTTACCACCGTTAATATTCTCTTGATTTAGTAATTCAGCAACATCATCAGCAGTCATACCGCCATCTTTAGGGAATAGAGGTTTTCCAAAAACCTTGATACTGTCTTTAAAATGCTCAGGATCAACGCCTTCATTCTGCATTGATTCACGACTTAACCCACCGGCTCTTGATATGCGCTGCCCAATGGTGTCGTTTTCTTTTTTTATGGCCTTTATTTTACTGGTTACTTCTTTTTGTTTGGCTTTTATTTCTGGCTCAGTTAGTGGGGTAGAGTCAAAGTCTATAGACTTTTTATCATTTTTCCTCATTGCATCAATATTACGATCATTAGCATTCAGAAATTCAGTATCAATTTTATCCTGAGTTGGTGTTTTGCTTGGCTCAACCGCATTATTGGCTGCTAAAGTACTATCAATTCTTTTTTGATTTATCTCAGCTTGAGTAACTGGAATTTCTGGCGGTAGCCCTTGTTGTCCAGAAGTTGGCTCGCTTGGAAAATTTGCATTAATTTCAGACTGATTTAACTCTGGTATCGTTTTATCAAATACCTGGCTATTGATAATTCCTTGATTACCAGTTTCTGGTGCTGGTGCTGCAAATGATGAATCTATAGCTTGTTGATTTTGTTGCTCAAGTGAAGCAATTACATCATTGGCTTTTGATTCTGGTAAGGTCCCATCACTTTGTTTACCAGCCTGTTTACCAGCAATCTCAGCTTTAATCGATGCAGCTACTGCACTAACGTCATTCTCAACATTGACTGATTCATCAGGATTGTTGGCAACAGCATTGGCATCTCGAATGGTATTACCTGATTCATCAATATAAGTATCTGGGATTATTCTGCCATTTTTTGTGGCAACTTGAACATCAGTACCGCCACCGGCTTTATGGGTGGGGTTGAATAGCTCAGAAGGTTGTCCGGTTTGATCTGGCGCAGGGGAATCTGGGATTGGTTCTGCTTTCTGCCCCAGTGAATTAAAGTACTGTTTTGATTTTTCACCTGTCGATTTAGCAATATCAACTGCTGCTGTTCCGACATTCCCGGCTATTTGCGGCACTGAGGCTGCACTACCTATCATTCCACCGGCTGCGGCACCTAGTTTGAATGACTCAACAGCTTTATCAAATTCTTTATCCCAATCAAGGTTTTTATTTCTTACGCTGGAATCATAAAGACTGTCAGCAACTGAGCTTGCTGCTTCTGTTCCACCTTCGATTAATGTCATATCAGCAATTTTTCGAACAATGCCATCAGGTAAGCTTAGTAATTTTTTTAATGGTAGGATTTCAGAACCAAGTTCGATGGCTGTTTTGGCTAGGGCATGCTTTACGGCACCGCTTTCACCTTCACCTTCTTTTTTGAGTTGGTCATATTGTTGACCGAAAACCTGTGGCCCCATGGCAGCAATACCAACCATAACGCTTTTCATTGCACCACCGGCCAACATTGAGCCAGAAGTCTCTAATGCGCTAGTTCCAGCCTCGCGGAAAAATTTACCTTCTTTGGTTACATTCTGCTTTAACTCTGCGTCCTGTAGTCCTTTTATGGCCGTATCCAGTCTTTTAGATACTCTTGATGAATTGTCTTTAACGTATTGATTTAAGGCATCAGTTAAAGCGTCCTTACCTTCATAACCAAAAAATTTATTTGTTGCATCCCCTAATTGCCCTAGTGCGCTTGCTGTACCAACTGCGGCAGAATCCAGTGAAGCATTTATTTTACTTGCGATAGCCCGTCTGTTTTCAACTGCGGCACCGCCCCCTTCGAAAAATCCATACGCGTATTTTGGAAGTGCAACAGCTGTATCTACAGCAGCACTAGCCACATCAGACACGGTATTACCAACATCTTGTAAAAATGAAGTATCTTTTTTCTTTGGTTTTTCAGTTTGAAATAAAAACGAATCATCTAAATTATCAGATTCATTTTTACTACTACCAAATAAGAATGAATCATCTAATTCAGGCATAAATATTTCCGTTTAGTATGATTTCCATTTCTTTTCAATAGCCGATCTATTGGTTTCTCCATACTTCTCAATCATAGCCGAAATATAAGCTTCCCGACTTATTTCTTTATTATTTATTGTTTTCAGATCCGGGTTAGTTTCGCCACCACCTGGAAGCTTATTGCTGGATTTTATGCTGTTATTCACAATTCCAGTATTACCTGATTTTGCAGACCGTTCTTTATTGGCGAGGCGTTGAGCTTCTTGCTTAGTGAATTCCTTACGATCGCCACCAGTACTTGGAAAATCAGTTTTGTCGCTTGTCAAAAATCCAGCTTTATCCCCTGCTATTTCTTTTGCTTTATTTCGGTGCTGTTTTGTTATAGCTGCATTTTCTAATTGATCACCTTTATTAAGCCATTGCTGCTTGCCATTTTCATCTTTTACTATTCGACCAACTTCGGCAAATTTACCTTTCCCATTTGGCACAACAACAATTTGATTGCCTTCTGCATCAGTATGCTTAATTTTCGATCCCGGAAAAGACAACATAACCGCTTCATTTAATGGTTTATTACCACCTTCTTTGCTCATTAAGAATTTAACATTCTTAGCTTGATTGGTGGGTTTATTGCCATTCTTGGTTTTATTTTTTGATATAGCTTCAGCAGATTTTATCTTTTTATCAGTCTGACTTGCATCAAACTTCTGACCAGCAACACGCTCACTGGTTAAAAATGTGTTATTAGAATTCTTTAGTTCTTTATCACGCAGAAAATTAGCTTCTTCACGTTCTTTGGCAATTTGATCGGCCAGCATCATGCGTCCAGATTCAGCGGCTGCTTTGCCTGCTCCATCTAAAAACCCACTAATTATACCGGCCATGTTATGCTCCTACTGCATTATTGACGATGCCAGGCTGTGCTGTTGGTGCTATCGCTTCACCAACTGCTGATGCCATTGCTTTTTTCTTTGGTAATGCCCCTGATTTTGCTTCTTCATTAATACTTTCAACTACTTGTTTTTTTGCAAGGCCAGTCATTTCTGGCGTTAATTCGCCAGCAGCAACCATGCCATCACCATATAATTTTACACCCCAGAGTACAGCATCCTTAAGCTCTTTTTCTTCATCATCAGGAGTGTCATACTGGAAAATACCATTTGCTTTACCAAGGTCATTTAATTCCGAAGCCACTAAACTACCGGCATTCATAGCTGCTTCGGGTCCAATTTCTCTGCCCTGCTCCTTGCTTGAGGTCATTAATGATTTAATCAGCATTGATGCTGCCTGCCCAATACCTTTGGCAGGTGATTCACTGCTACCCATCATTTTTAATATCTGGTCTTTTCCTTCACCAAACATCATTTTTCTTGACCGTATTGTTAGCATTTCAAAATCTTGCTGTTCGTCAGGTGAAGCTTTAATTTCGCCTGATTCTGGATCTTCACGACCACCAAAGCCACGAGGTTTCTCAGTTTCACCTTTTAAGATATGTTCCATGCTAAGCCCTTGGTTGGTTTAATTTTGGTAAATCAGCTACTTTCACCGGGGTTGTTGCTGCATTCTGTGGTGCTTGCTGACCTACTTGCTGTGATGCGATTATTGGTGCATTAGTTTGTTGCTGTGCAACCATTGGTGCAGCTACAGCATTTGCTGGTGCTTGTTCTGGTGGTGGTGCAGCAGTATCGTTCATTTGAGATGAAACGATACCGGGTGCATTACCGCCTGGACTACCATCGTAATTGTAACCCATTAAACCCCTGTCTTTTCGGGCATTTTCTTGTAGGTCAAGCTGTTTGTTCTGTAGGTCAACGGATTTATCTGATGCTTTTCGAGCCTCATAAGATGATGCTGCGCCACTAACGCCTTGGCCAAGCATCATAGTTGCTACTGGATTTGATGCAAACCAGCTTTTGGCTACTGTGCCAGCAGCTAATTTTGTTGCTGCTGTTTCTGCTGCTGCAATCTCAGCGGTTGTCATTACTGCTGGTAATGAGGTATTTAGTGCTGCTGTGCCTACCGTTCCTGCTGTTGTTGCTGTTGCGGCTCCAACTGTAGCTTCGGCACCAGCAACTCCAGCTGCCGCCGCCTCAGTCGCCGCTGCACCGGTAGTAGCTGCCATGCCACCCCCTGCGGCTGCGGTTGTTGCTCCTGCTGCCGAGAAATAAGAAACGGCTGCGCTAGCTGTAAAATAAATAACAGCTGCAATTACTACTGCTTTCAATACAGGAGTTTCGTTAATTACATCAAATATTTTTCCAACTACTGGGATTGCTGACATTGCTTCATCCTCATAACTTGTTTCACAAAAATACCACCGGTATTCTTAAATCCTAAATTCTCATACATTTGGCCTGTTCTATCTGGATCGCCAATTCCGCTAGATATCCCTAAAATTATTCGAACTACTCTTGATTTTGACTCAGCCCAAACAGTAAATTTTTTAACCATTTTTGGGGCTAAGTTCAAGTAACCTTTCCGAACATAAGTGGCTATATCTGTTGCCATTCGCTTTCGGCTAAAGAAAAATTCTTCAACAACACCAAGTAAAAATCCTTGGGGTTTATCGTCATCATCAACCACAACAATTACAGTTCCGGTTTTAATACCCATTAACCCAGCAAGAAACAATCTAAATTTTTGCTCATCTGGTTTAATATTAGCATAATCACCTGTTTTTCGCAGCTCATCGGCAAGATCGCAGATTGCATCAATGTCTGGAATATCCCCTAATCTAACGCCACTCATAATTAAAATAAGCCCCTGGTATCGGTTGGCGAAGCAGGAATCCAAGATGCAGCAACAGAGTCATAACGCCACTTCCTGTCACTGGATGCCCACCACTCGGCCCTACCGCCATAAAATCCATGTTTAAGCGTTCCCGATGGAGGTACGCTTGAGTCTTTGTAAGCCCCTCTTGATACAGCAGCATTTAATTGTTGTACGGCTGCTGGATCAGTTGGATATGTTGGGTAGTTTGTTCCTGCCGCAGGTGCGCTAGGCTTTCCCGCAGGTGCACCACCAACACCGCCATTTGTTCCGCCAGCAGGAGTGAAATTAGTATCCCATTTCCACCCAGGCATTGATTTAAGCATGTTCTGGTAAACAGCTAATGCTGCATCCCTGTTTGTTTGAATGTCGATAATGGCAGCTGCTTGTTGTGCTCCAGTTCTGTTCGATAGCCCAACTTGAACTATCTGACTTTGCGAGTCTGAAATAATTTGATTTATCGATGCCAATATATTCATTTTCGCATTGTCAGAGAATTTTTGGCCTTGTAGAGTTTGCTCTAAAGTCAATTTTAAACCAGCATCAAGTTTCATTTCACTTTGACGCAATCCACTTTCAAGGGTTGCCAAGCTTTGATTTAATGCAGCACTATTATTGTCGCGATTAATTGCAAGCTGGTTTGCTTGAGATTGCTGCGCCATTGTATTAGCTGATTGCGCTGAATCACGCTTAATTTGAAGCTGGTTAAGTTGTGCATTTTCAGCTTGTGTTAACGTTGACAATCCTTGGTCACGCTTCATGGTTAATGCATTTAATTGTGCATTTTCAGCTTGTGTCAGCCCTGATTGATTATTTTGCTGCGCTATCGTATTGGTAGATTGATTATTTTGCTGGCTTATTATATTGCCAGATTGCGCTGCTTGCTGGTTAATCACATTACCAGATTGTGCGGCATCACGTTTTGTTTGTAGCGCACTAAGCTGTGCTTGCTCTGCTTGCGTTAAAGCAGATAATCCCTGATCACGCTTCATTGTTAATCGGTTCAGCAGTGTATTTTCTTGATTTGTTAAACCTGATTGAGCAGTGGCAACTTTAATATTAAGGTTTGCATTTTGGGCGTTTTGGGATTGCTGTAGTGTATCACCTAAAACCATTTCGCCTTTCTTTAAATTGCTTGCTTGAGTGGCTACCTCTTGGTTCAGGTTTGCACCTTGCCGGTTTTCAAGAAAAGTATTTTTAACATTTTGATTATTGAATCGAGTGTCTGTATAAGTTTTTGCGTCTTGCTGTGCTATTGGTAATGCAGCCTTGATTGCAGCCTCAGTTCCAGCAGCAGCAGCCATCGTGCTATTAACTAATCCTCGGTTATTTGCTTCACGCCTAGCATTTTTAGCAGCCAAATTTGTATAAGTGCTGCCTTTGGCAGTTATATTATTCAACCGGCTTTCTACAGTTTCATTACCTGCATTAACTTGCGTTGTCACAGGCTTTACCACCGGAGCTTTGAATTGATCTGCTGGTGTATTTACTGCGTTATTTATAATTCCGTTGTGGTTTGGCATATTATTATCCAGATTAAACAAAATAATCTATTGTTCCGACAATTTGTGTCGTATTAGTTAAATCAGCATCCGTTACCAGTGCCGTTCCTGTAGCGGTACTCCATTTATTTAAAAATGTCACTGTAAAGGGACCTCCAGTTGGTGCGATAGAAAGGCTTTGCCCTGCTGTTATACTTAAGTTACTAGCTTGGTGTATAGCACCTCCAAGAACTGGATTTGCGGCTCTGGATAAAATAGGAAAATCATTTACTGTAACATTTCCTGCTAACCCTACTTTACTGGTAAGTATCATAGCAAAGTAAAGCGTTGCCTTTCCTCTTAGCTTTCTTACCGTACCATCCTGTAATGAATAGGTTGGCCCGGCTACTAGTGAACCACTATTCCCTAACGTGGGGATCCAAGTAGATATATATTCACTTGGATTCATTAATATTAAATCTGTCCCATCATCTAATAATTCAGCAATAAGATTCCCTGCCATATCCCCAAGAGTTAATGTACTGCCAGTAATTAATTTAACAGTCTTTGCTAAAAGCCCATCCAAAGTCATAGTTGCTGAACCAGTATTAGCAGTATGAATCCTAACCTTATAAACAGTTCCAGTAACATAAGCTGTAATTCCAACAGTTGCGGTATAAGCTGTTCCAGTGCCAATCGTTACTGGTGGTTGTTCATATACAGATTTAAAGCTTGCTGGTTCATTTACACCTACAACCCCTGTTTCCAGATTTATTGAGATAGGAGTTTTAAATACAGGGGTTGTTCCTGCATTACCGGTTGGTGCAGCACCAAATTGTAATGTAAATGAATTTTGCCTAATGAATGCAGCAGGGCCTGTTGTAATAATGTTATCATTGCCACCATTATCGGTATAATAATTCATAGCCAATAATGTTAATATACTAGCCTTACTACTATAAAGTAGAGTTGATTTACCAAATCTAGCCTGATTAAGACTTGCTGCTGTTGTAAAATCTGTTTCAGCACCAATATTGATACTATCTCTAGCATTCACTTTATTTTTAGTTCTTGATGGGTTTAACAAATAATAATTAACACCACCATTATTTTTAACGAAATAAGTCCCATTTGCTATAATATCCTCATTGCCTATCGACAGCCCTTCATTAGTTAATATTACTTTAGCTACCTCTCCATCAATGCTAAGTGTTGCACCAGCAAGTACATTAGCTGTTGAAGTAAAACAAAATATATCGCCACTTACTGACGCAGGTAATCCATAAGTTAATGTTACCGCTACATTTGTACCACCAGCAAAAACAGGAATACTTGCACCTGCTAATTCTTGTATAGCTGTTTCTGTATTAATACCATTTAATAATCCACCGGCATCAGCAATGCTAACATCAACAGCAGCACCAGTTGTTAACAGCCAAGCAGTTGTCCCGAGATCATAGACTTTCATTCTATTTAGCGTGGTATTGAAATACTGAGCACCATCAATTAATGCGCCACCACTATTGTTTAATGTTGGATCAGAAGCTTTTGCACCTAGATATCGATTATCAAATGAGGTAAATGAGGCTGCTGCATTATTTGCAGAAACAAGTGCTGCTGCTGCACTGGCTGCGGCAGCTGCTGCATCCAGTAAAATATCCCAGTTAGCAGTATCAGCCAACAAATCACCGGTTGAAGTGTGAGTTGTATTACAGATATAAATATTATTTAAACCAAGTGCGCCAGCTGCATCTTTAGTGGTATCCCGAACATTATAAACAGTCCCGGCCACGCCAACATGGTTGCCACGGTAATTACCAATATAGATAGATGCTAATATTCCACCGGCACCATCAAATGAAATTATTTTATTTGCCCGGACAGCAGGGCTTGAGTTGATATCAACAACGCCAGGGGTGTCGATTATCTTAATTGCTTGGAGTGTTTGAGTCTCTACCAATGTGAATCCGGCATCAACACCAGAAAAATTAGTATTAACGTCCTCGGCTTTTGCCAAAGTATTTGGTACAAACTGTGTTACAAAGTTCCAAAATGAATTAGCCATTTTTATCTCACCAATTTTCTCATGATATAATTATATGTTATCCCATATAATGTATAAGGTTCTTCATAAGTTGAGGCGGAAAAAATTTGTAATGCTATATTTCGGCCAACACCTGATATATTGCCTTCAATTCTTGTTACATCTTCCGAAGCCCATGAAAACGAGTTCCAGTTAACGGTATTCCATAATGAGCCAGCAGCAGATAATGTCTTACTAAAAGTAATCCCTGTTGGTGCACGTCCTGAGCTATAGTCTAACAAAACGTTATATTTTACAACAACACCTTGCGATCCATCGGCTTCAATAATCACTTTTTTGTACTGCTTGTTGTACTCTGGTGATCCTAAATGATTATACGTTAATATAAGAGTAGCAGAAACCTCACCACCATCAAAGGAAGTTCCTTTATCCATTTGGTAAACAAATCCATCATCAGACCCAAAAAATAGCACTTCATCACCAGTAGCATCTTCACCATTGGCTGTACATCGGACAATTACCGGCGTACCAACTTTATTTAAGTACTTTAAATTAGTAAATCCAGACAGCTTATTGTTGCTGAATGTTGTAATAATTCCGGTGCCATCAGAGAAAAATGTTCTTATCTGGCTTTTTGATTTAACGATTATTGATGAAATAACCAATTTTTTCTTAACGTTAATTAGTGGTTCTATGACCTGAGAGTATGTTGAGGTATTAAAATCACCGAAGTCCAGAACAGCTTTTATGTCCATGAATCCACGATCATCCATGTATTTAGTAGTTCCAAGTCGCTGTAATGACCATTCTAGTCCACCAGCTTCCTCTGATTGCACCTTTAGATCCCATGGTGAAGCTACTGTATTTTTTCCGTGAAGTGAGAAAGTTCTGTTCCGGCACACAATTATTGCTGCACCGCCAACCTCTTTCTTGAGTCCTACAATATTATCACCGGTTCCTATCTCACCAGCACCACCACCAGCCCAGACATAAGGTGTTCCAGTGTCTGAATTTTGTAGTGATCCATTAGGGAAGGAATATTGAAGATGATACTCATTAACCATTAAATGTTGTGGTGCATCAATGATATTACCGGTAATAAGTGGAACAAAAACAGAGCCATCCCACTCAAAACCTTGGCTTACACCATTAACGCCATACATTCTTTGAGTAAATGTTGTGGCAAAAAAGTTATAGTTTTCGAATTCATACCGGCCACCAGCTGCAAGTGTATTGGCTATTTCAGCACCATCAATTGGAACAGCACCAGTAATGCTGCCGGTTGTGGCTTCTGCCTGGAATGGTCCACCAGTCACCGCACCTATAATAAAATACCCTTTGGCATCCGTTCCCCATGCACCGGACTGTAAAACAACTCTGGTTATGGTTGCAGTAGCGGTTGATACTGCCCCTGTAATAACTTCACCCTCAACATAAGGAACGCCAGTACCGGCATCAGTAAAGTGAATTCGATTTCCTAGTACTTGTTGAACCCATCCAGTAGATGTTGCTTTCCACATTAACCCGGCTGTTACAGCCATATTATCTCTAAAAGCATATGTTTCATTGTTAAAAACGTGAACACCTCGAACGGGACCAGATCCATCAGAAGCACCAACAGCAAGAATATTTAATCTTTGGGTTTCAATGGCATCTTGGATATAAGTTGTATCTTCGGCAGGGGTAGCAGCACCGCGTTTAGTGGCAGTTCCGTTTGCAAAAGCTTTGGTGACAGTTAGTACCTGTAGGGCTTCATTATCTTGAAATATGCCAGTAGCAGCAGTCAATACTAAAAATCCAGCTGCTACAGTTCCTGTCTGCGCTATCAAAGCAACTCCAGTATGCCCTGAGACTAATCCAGTAACAATATCACCTTCGCTTATTGCGCCTGTGCCACCGTCATAATTAAGTATCCAGTAACTTGCATCAGTAGGTGAGCTTTGACCATCAAAACGTTCATAACCCGATAATCTGCGGTAGCCATCACGGGTCAGTAATTCAAAATTAACAACATTTGAAGCCATTCCGGGGGGGATTTTTAGAGGTGCATCAACTAAATTTAATCCACCCTTTAGTGCAAAGGATTTAGATCTTACATTTCCCGTTGGCTTTCTGGCTAGTTTTGATTTTCGCATTAGGCAAGTGGTTCTCTATCCTCGCGCATAACCGGCAATTGTTCTAACTCTAATCGGTTAAGCAAGATATCAAAATTATATTCAGCTTGTTCAAGAACTTCTGGTGCATTCTCAGATAAGCCGTAATTTTTGAGGGCTTGCCATACAATTATCATATGGAAGTCGTCTGGTAGACCTGTTGGAACATCAGCATCAGCAGCCATTACTTGAGTTGACCGCTTATATTCACCATCAATGGTGTAAATTCTGTCTGGACTTGGCTCAAATCGAATCTGATTATCCGGCAACCGGGTCATGTATTGTATTCTATCTGTTTTCCGGGCATTCATTTGAGCCCGATAAACATCACGCCAGTATGCATAACTGATATTAATCACTTTCTTTTGGTCTGACTCACCGATGGATTTATCATAAAGTAAAAATGATTCTAAATCCCATAGCTTTAAATCGGTGATAGCCACATCAGCAGCTTTATAATCACGCTGGCTTGCTACTGTGTCAAAGGTAAATTCGTTACGCATAAACTCCCAATTAGGGCGTTTTTGCTGAATATCAATCCAGGCTTGCTGAATCCAGTTAGTAATGTTTTTTAACTGCCCAGATTGATTTAATACGGAAGTTGGACCACCACCGGAAATATCTGCTTCTTCACGAAGCCTGACGCAAAGTTGCAGATAATTCATTAAACAGTTCCAGCGACTACTTGATATGGATAAGCTAAAACTTCACGATGTAACATTGCACCATCTTTATCTTGGGTCACAATATCTTGCTTGGCATTTTTCAGCACTTCAACTACTGAGCGTTTTACATCAATATCAATGCCTCGTGGCAAGGTATAGCCCAAGCCATTAACGCCTAGAAAGATTGGTTTATCACCATTCTCACCTTCGGCAGTTGCAATATTAATTGTAATTTTTTCTTCATTAGAAGCTTTCCGGCTAACCACGTTAGTCTTGCCTGTGCCTGCTTCGGAAAATGGCATTTCAAGATTGTTTTCTTGGCAGAATTCATGAATGTGTCGCTGCATTGTCTCGACACTCATGTTTAGTGTTAGTGGCAAATTGTAAGTTTCTTTGGCGTATGCCTTTAATTCAAACTTATCAGCAGTTGCTAGATTAAATTCTTCGGTAGGTTGTTGTTTCAAAGTCATTATAAAGTTTCCTTCATTTAGCGTCAGTTGAGGCTATAGCGGATAAACCGCATGGGATAGTACTGTCTCACGACAGTGTAAATGGGTAGAGCTGCCCTATAAAACTCTACCCAAATTCGTTAAACAGTAACAATATCAGCAATAGTTGGTGGGCAGACTGATATATCAAAAAATGTTGTTACACGTCCGGTAATGCCAGTTAAATCACCGATAGTACCTGAGCCAAGTTTGAATGCTGCCACACCAACGGTTGCTGTTGGAGTTTGAACAATCTTGATTAGACCAAATGGAGCGAATCCAGCAGGACAAGATAAATCATAATTAGCATCATCTTGAGCAGCAGCTACATCAACATCAGATTCGATGATATAAGCTGTGGCACCTTTGCAAGCCAAAATGTACACGATTGTCTGTGCTTCAATTCGGTTTACACCAGCAGGCGCAATGGCCGGATATGATTTTGTTAATGATGCAGCGGCAGCAGCAGATACTTCCGTACCGTCTTTGCCGTTAATAACAGCCAAGGCACTTAAATTGATTTCAGCTGTTACTGGAAAAGGTGTTTGGAATACACCGCTAATAATATGATTTACTGCGGCAGTCGTTTCAACATTCTGAACATTAACACCATCAACAGCTAAACCAGCTTTCGAAAGTGATACATTACCGATTGAATCACGGATACTACGATTTGTTACATTTCCTAAGTCATTTGACATTTTATATTCTCCTAATGCCAGCGCGGAGCTTTGCATTAATTGATTTTAATTAAAGGATGGCTGCCAGTTAAGCAGCCATCAACATACTAAGTATTACACCAATCTAACAGTTAAGATACACCGTTTAATTCGCTAACACCGACTTCCATGCGAACCATCCAAGCTTGGTTTAATACTACAGCAGTAAACCATGTTTTCCAGCCAACATATCCACGTTGACCAAGAACATCAGCTGCACTTGGTGTATTCGGATTGATAACCGAAGGATGAATTGCACCAGCACCGCGTAATGGAACGCAACCAAAAGCATATTTTGCAATAACAACAATTGGATAAACGTCAACACTAACACCGCCGACAGATACCATGCCAGTTGTGCCAACAGCAGCACCAGACCCTAAGAATGGATCAAGTAAAGGTGTCAGAACATAACGAACATCTTCAACCTTACCGCATTCATAAGGAAGTGGTTTCATTGACCCGTATTTTTCAACTGGAACGAAGCCAGGTAAATCACGAATGTCTGAATCCAAATCGGTATGACCGAATGCAATGTAAGCAGCATCAACGGCTTCTGTACCGTATTGAACACTTGAGCTCATTTTTTGGGTAATTTTCATACCGCGTTGAGACTTAAGGAACCGGGTAGTTGTTCGTTGAGCTGAAAGACTTAATGGCGTAGCTACTTGGTTTCGAGCTGTATTTGCTGTTGAGGCATATACAACATTAGTGCCGCCTTTAATGACACCCCATGTAACCATTTCTATAGTTTCTGCTGCTTGCTCACCAGCCAGCATGGACATATCGCGTAAAACTGGATCTTCCGACAGATCATCAACTCGATCTGTAATCTCGGCAACATCACCGTATTGACCCATGGTAGTTGGCACATCAACATAATTAGTCTTATGGCTTGTTGGTGTAACACCTTCCGTAATTTGAACAGTTGATACCACATAAGGAACTGGTCGGCGAAATTTAACCTGTTCAGCCTTATTTTTTGGCATTGGTTTAGATTGACCATAATCGGTTAAAACAATTATTGGTCGTGCGTATTCCAGCATTTCGGTTGCTGCCCATGCAGCGGTACGCTGGTTTATATCACCGTAACTTGATCCGGCCATTTTATTTACCCCTCGCTGTCGTCACGACAGTGAATTAATTTATGAGCTTATGCTCGTTGGCGTTCCTTCTTGTTTGCATAGAAATTAAAAGCTTTGTCGAAATCTTCAATTGCTTCGTTACCAGGATTGATATTGGCACCTTTGCCCTCAACCGTAGCTCCATCATTCAATTGTCGTTGTCGTTTTGCCTTTAGTTTTTCTGCTTCCGTTTCTTGCTGATCTAAATCAGCGGTAGTATCAACGCCATTATCAGGGGTTGTTTTTCGTATTGATGGCTTTCCACTAGCGACCTGGCTTGAGTCATATAATCCGATTAGTGCTATTGCATCCTCAGATGCTGCACTATCGCCTAATGCCTTAATTCCGGGTGGCTGCTCAGAAACCCATCTTAGATAATCTGGTGTATTTACAGCTTCTTTCCAAGTTGGGAATTCGTCTGTAACTGGTTCGGCTGCTTCAACATCAGCCCTTACCATTTCATTTTCAGTAATGCGTTCTTGCTGCTCCTTAATTGGAGCTAGGGCTTGATCAACTGCTTCCTGAATGGCTACGCCTGTTTCGGTTGCTCGCTGGTCAAATACTTCTGCAATTTCTGGGTAGTCCTCTTGAAACTTAGTCCATGTTTCAGATCCACCCTTCATTGCCTCAACAATATCAGTCTTGCTTGGACCATCACCTTGTTCAGCTAGTGATTTTACTTGATCCTGCAAATCCTGCGTTTGCTTTTGATATGCTCTAACTCGACCATCATCACTATTGATTCGGTGGGCGAGCTTTTCATTTTGTTGTTCAATTCCTTCCCAATAGGCTTTGGCTTCATCGTTTAAGCCAGCATACATGCCTTGATCTTCATCAGGCTTTATATCGTCCTTTGGTTCAGGATCATCACCGGGGATACCGTCATTATTTTCGATATCAGCCGGTTCATCTTTAATTTCTGGTTCAATATCAGCTGTCTTATCAGCTATCTTATTGAATTCTTCTTCAAATTCGGTTTCTTCGTTTACTTTATCAGTCATTTTGCTGTCCTCGCGGTATTCACATACGGCTTTGTTAATATATACACTATATTTTTGTGTTTTTCTACCTTACGGAGTATCCCATGCCTTAATACGCTCTTTAAGGATATTAGAGTAGAGTTTCATTGCTAATACTTGGTTCTTCATTCTAATGGATTCATCGTGAGTGGCCTCAAAACTGCATACACCACAGATAACCCGGTTCAGCTTAACTATTTTATCATCAAGATCTGCTTGTTCTTCGATAACTCTCTCTTGATATGGAAATAATTTTATTGGTTCTACCTTACTCATTTGATAATCCTATATTTGCACGTTCGCCGTCTTTCTCTTTGATGGCAATTTCTTCATAAAATTTCTTGATGTTCCAATTTGTGTCATATCGCTTAATGTCGGAATCAGACCGTATTTTTTCTAAGTCTATTTGATTGGTGGCAGCTAATTCAGTCAATTTAACCTCACGCTCAATCATGGCTATTTGTCGTTCATTT